GTCTTTGAATTCCATTGAGTTTTAGGTCAAACTTATACTCCTTACATATGAGCATAACATATCTCCAAAGACCAGCAGGAATCCACTTATCGTCTTTAATATATGAAACATATCCGTCCCATATTCCTTTTTTAACTAGAGGATTAAATCTCCAACTATCAATTCTTTTAGTTAAAGATATTTTAATCTGCTCTAATTCTAATTCCTCAGCTTCGTCTATTCTAAGAAACTGATTGTCTTCCGTTAGAGTTAAAATCAATTTTCATTTAACCTTTTTTTACAATCTTGAAATATCAAGGCGATTCTTTATTGCAAAGCCCATATTATCAAGAGTTTTTACTGAACCTTCGATGAAGGCCTTTTGGCTTTCAAGTAAATCCAAAATTTGCTTGTCGTCTGAAAGATCCGCTTCAATAAACCTTTCTCTTTGTTTATCCGTAATCTTATAATCAAACTTATAATATTCAATCCATTTTTGTTTATACATCTTATCGACAGTTCCTTTTTGTGTTCTTATTTTACCTCCTATAGTTGCAAGGTTTTCAACTAAAATCTGCCTATAACTCAATGTATATGAGCTAACTTCTTCCAGGTTAATTCCTTCTTTTAAATTTTCGGTTAATTCCTTAATTTTAGAAGTCCATTCTGATCTTTGGTTTGCTAGATATTCGTCGAGTTGGACAATCTTAGATTTATTAGATTGTTCTGTCATATTGTATTATATTAAAATAATGAATTATTAGAATTTCTTTTCACATATACTTCACTTTTAAATTTCTTTTTAAATTTAGGAGTGATTTTAATTTCTTTTTCTTTATGGTTAACGTCGGTAGAATCAAACCCTAAAATCATTTTAAGATTTTTATGTCTTTTACCATCTTCTTCGAATTTGTCAAGTTCGTCGTTTACCATATTAATATAGTCTATCATAAATAATAAGCATCTAGTCGTGAATCACTAAAATACTTATCTATATTTGATAGGCATTTGTTTTTTGTTTTCCATGCAGCAATTACAAGATCGTTAAGATCCTTAATACTGCTAGGATATTTATCCATCTTTGTTTCTGACATAAATTTATCCCATGTAAACACTTGTTTTCCTCTTTTAAGCTTTTGCATCATTTTATTTTTACCTGCTTCGTCATTATCAAACATGTATCTTATTGTGGGTATTTCATCTAATTCGTCAGTGGATCTAGTAACAGATGCCAACGCAATAGAGTTGGGCATAAATAGAGAATCTAAAGGTCCTTCAAACACAGTACAAGGCATTTGAAAATTAACTGTCATAATTCCAAAGAGAGTAGATAATTTCTTAGCTGAAATAAGCTGCTCTTCTTCTAGTGGAATTTCCTTATTCATTTCTTGATATATTTTTTCTATATCATAGGTTAAATACCTTGAATTCTTAGATTTTCTAAGAGACCTGCTCTGGAATCCTATTATCTTTCCTTCAGGCGCAAGATTTAAAACCAATATTCTTTTATCTCTAGGTGAATATAGGAAGTTATTTAATTTTTTATGTAGAAATCTATTCTTTAAATAAAAGAATGCAGGATCGCCTGGTTCTATTTCTACAAGCTTAAAAGCTTCCTTTAATTCTTTTCTAGTAGGAGATAAATCATATAGGGTTTTAAACACGCCGTGCTGAAGGGTGTCAACTTCGTTCACAGATACCTTGTGTTCCTTAATATACTCAATGATTGTAATAGAATCTTGAGTATCTTTAAATTTTAGATGGTGATCTTTTAAAAACCCATAAAGATCAGAGTGCTGACCGCAATTAAAACAGTGAAATTGTAATGTCGCCCAATATAAATTACCTCTTTTTTTATGCGTCTCACTATGTGAATCTCCACAATAAGGGCATGCCAGGTTTAAACGACCTGGCATTTCCTTAATCATGTGCTTGTTAGGATCAGAATGTTCTTTTACACAAACTTGTTTAACTAAACTTCTGACCTTTTGCTTTAAATCTTCTGTGATTTTAGATTCCGATTTCATCTAAGAAAGAATCAAGATCATCACTATCCGATGTAGAAGTAGATGCTTCAGCTTTAGTAGGCTTAGATGTCATTGATTCTGGAAATTCAAAATCTGCATCGTTTCCTGCTGTAACTGCCTCTTTAACCGCTGCTTTTTTAGCAGTAGGTTTTGGAGAAGAAATAACTGAGTCTATCGAAGAACCTGGGTTAAGGTATTGTCTTAAAATACCGTTAACAAAATCAAGAGTTTCAGCATCCCACTTTTTATATCCGTAAGGATCTAATGAAGGTGCAGAATCTAATTCAGACTTAATAGCTGTCATAGCTTCTTGATTTCTTTCTGCAGGTTTACCATCTACTGCAATCGCTGATCTAGTTGCTGAGAATTTAGACTTATCATAGTTATTATATTCACCCTGGCGAGTAATAATAAGTTCAAAGTTCTTTCCTTCAAATAGGTCATAAATCTGAGTTGGTTCTCCAAATGCAGGCTTAGTTTCTTCCTCGATTTTTTCTTTAATTTTGTAACCGAATTTAAATACTTTGTAAGTTCCTTCTAATTCGGGGTTTTGAGGATCTTTCACTACTTTAATAAGAGAGTAATACTGTTCTCTACGCTTAAGCTTGTCGCTCATTTTACGGTCTACTGCTGAATCACTCTTACGAAGTTTGAAGAATGCGTCTGCAATTGGACACTTATCTCCTACAGTTGAAGGTGAATCAATAAGTCTTCCATCGCCGTTAGCGTCAGTTAGCCAGTGTACATACTTTTTAACTAATGAATTTCTAGGGTTTGTTGGGTTTGGAACAAAACGAATAAGTGCTTTGTAAGTTCCGTCTTTACCATCGTCTGCGGATGGTTTGTAGATCTCATTTGTAGAGCTTGAGCTCTTTGTTTCATGAGTTTCAACGTCTGAGACGCTGAGGTTAAAAATGTCAAAATCTGCCATGTCTTTAATTACTTTAATTTACGTTAATGTCTTTAATCTTAAAAAACTTTCAATAGTTATATACGAGATTCCAAAAAGGTTTCACATAAATAACTAATCTATATATTCGTATTGTGGGGGTAGGGGGATGAGTTATGAATCAGAATACGTAGCGCCTGTTTCGTCAATCCACTTAGAAGATGAATTTGGAAGCCTTGCCAAACCAGCTTTTCTTAAAATATCTACCATTTCATTTTCAGATATTCTATTTTGATTTACCATATCGCTTAAAATTTCTTTAAGCTTTAGTAAATAAACAGGTGGAATGTTATTTTCTTTACTCATGTTTTATATATCTTTTAAATTATGAAACTTTATGGGAGAAAGTAAGTATAACTTAAGCCTTTAAGCCTCAGTGGTAAATCTAATCTTCAGTGGTCGACATCTTTGCTCTAACAAAATGAGTTAAAAAGTATGCATCAACTAAATCGTCAAAGGGTTTTGGTATTTTTTTAGAAGGTCCAATTTCCTTCACACAAAAATCTAAAAGAGAGTGTTCTGCTAGAACTTGATCTCTTAATACATTACTTAAGAAGGCATCCCATAATTGAGACTTATTCATGTTTCCTTTTCCAGCGTGTTTCTTAATTGTAGTGGGAGCAATGGTTTGAATGTCTAATATTTCAAGTTGACTTAGCATTCTTTCTTTAAGTATTGCTGCGCCTGCAGCCATATCTATAATATTATTAGTTCCCATCTTTGAACCAAAAGAAGTTCCTTCGAAGGAAATAATATACTGCTTCTTTGTTTTTGTAATACCCGTTATTAAATTAATAATGTCATCTGCGGTTTTAGCATACCTTTTTATCTTTGCTAATTCAACGCTTGAATAATCTGCACCATGTTTTCCCCAGTCGGGTTGATTAATAAGGGTAACTCCCTTTAAATGAGATATATCTTCTTGCCATGCTCTTTCTTTCTTAGTGCCTTGGCCTTCTTTTATATATGAAATAAAATGATACTTATTGGTGTCTTCCTGATATATGCATATCCCTGGAGAGTTTAAAGAAAAATCTACTGAAACGTAATTCAAATTAAAATTGTTTTCCGATAGCAGCGCCTAATCCAGCACCAACTAATCTTGAAGTTAATAAATCGTAAAATATACCTTTTTGAATTCCTAACACTTTAGCAACCGTCTTACCTATTGTTTTACCTAAAGCAAAACCAGTAAGTCCACCAAAAATAGAACCCAAGAAACCTTCATTTGTAATTTCTTCATTAAATCTTTCAAAATCAAATGTTCCGTCTTCATTGGCGTATTGTTTAGTGAACTCTTCTAAAGCCGCATCCACCTTTTCTTCTAACTCATCAGTCCATTCAGATTGTAAAGATTCCTGTAATATTTGGATCTCATCTTGTGTTACGTTTTTATCGTCTAAATATTCAAAAAATGTTTTCATGTTACTTGTTATAATTATTAGGTTATATATCTTCGTCTATTTCTAAGATAATGTTAAACTTATTGTAATAAAAATTTAAAGTAAACGTAGAAAAATCTGCAACATTGCTTGACATACTTAGTTCCAATTCACTAATAGAATTTAAAATTGGTTTTTCAAATACCGCACTCATCACATGTATTCCTTCTGAATCTAATATTTGTAGTTTTAAATCGTTGATAAATGGATCTCTATTTTCCTTTGAGTAGTAATATAATAAAGTGTCTTGCATTATCCAATAGTTAATATAACCGTCAAGTAATTGTAATTCTATTGAAAATTGTCTTTCAACAGTATTCTGTATTGGAATAGAACCCCTATGATACGTTATAGTTCCATCGTTAGGGGATTGTTGTATAGGATCAAAATTTATACCTGGCATTGACAAACCTTGTATTGAATAGTTTACAAAATCAATAGGTTCACTTATTAAATTTCCTGGCATTTTATTTAAGTATGGTATATACTTATCTCTAACTTCCTTTGGTACGAAGGTTCTAGGGAATTTAAAATTAA